ACAGATTATTGACTATCAGAAGTACCCTGTCAAGGCTGCTGAGATTTCTACAAAAGCTCGTCGTTCTCTAGGTATTGGATATGTAGGTCTTGCTCACTTCCTTGCTAAGAACAAAGTATCATACGAAAACAACGAAGCAGCACAGCTAGTACACAAGCTATCAGAAAGTTTCCAGTATTACTTGCTCAAGGCATCTAACCAACTAGCACAAGAGCGTGGCGAATGTGAGTACTTTGATCGCACAAAGTACTCCAAGGGCATCCTTCCAATTGACACTTACAAAAAGGATGTCGACGAAGCAATTGGCAATGTAGAACTGGAGCTCGACTGGGATGCACTACGTGAAGACATTGCAACTTGGGGACTGCGTCATAGTACACTTTCGGCACAGATGCCAAGCGAAAGTTCTAGTGTAGTGTGTAATGCTACAAACGGAATTGAGCCACCACGTGGTTACTTAAGTATTAAGAAAAGCAAAAAAGGACCACTTAAACAGATTGTACCGCAATTTCAAAGTTTAAAGCAGCATTATACACTGCTATGGGAAATGCAAGGCAACGAAGGCTACATTAAAATTGTAGCTGCTATGCAGAAGTTCTTTGATCAAGCAATTTCTGCAAATTGGAGTTATAATCCATTACAGTACGAAAATAACGAAGTACCAATGAGTGTAATGATGCAAGACTTATTAACGACTTACAAGCTTGGTTGGAAAACAAGCTACTATCAAAACACTTACGATTACAAAGTTGACCCTTCTGAGATAATCGAAGAAGAGCCTAAATTAGAAGAAACAATTATTATTTCTTCAAATCAACCCGAGGAAGATGAAATGTGTGAGGCATGCGCAATATGAGCAAGACCGTATTTAATCAAGAGAAAGTAGACTTTACTAAGCAGAATATGTTTTTTGGTGCTGAGCAAAACACTCAGCGTTACGACGTGTTTAAGTTTCCTGTGTTTGATAAATTAAATCAAACTATGCTAGGATATTTTTGGAGACCGGAAGAAGTTAGCTTACAAAAAGATCGAGCAGACTACGCAAACTTTAGACCAGAACAAAAACATATTTTTACAGCTAACTTAAAGTATCAGACTCTACTTGATTCAGTGCAAGGTCGCGGGCCATGCCTTAGCTTCTTGCCTCATGTTAGTATTCCTGAGTTAGAAGGCTGTATTGTTACTTGGGACTTCTTTGAAACCATTCATTCACGTAGCTATACACACATCATGAAAAACATTTATGCTGATCCAAGTGAAGTGCTTGACACTATTCTCGAAGACGATCGCATTATTGAACGTGCGGTAAGTGTGACTAAAAACTATGATGCGTTTAACGAAGCAAGTGACAATTGGTTCCACCACAAAAAAGGATCTATGCGTGAAGTAAAGAAAAAACTTTACTTGGCCATGATGAACGTAAACATTTTGGAAGGCTTACGTTTCTATGTGTCATTTGCATGTACTTTTGGCTTTGGTGAACTTAAAATGATGGAGGGCAGTGCTAAGATTATTTCGCTTATTGCTCGCGACGAGGCGCAGCATCTAGCATTAACTACGCATATTTTGAAACTATGGGCACAAGGCAAGGACGATCCTGAAATGGTAGACATTGCGAAAGAATGCGAAGAAGAAGTGTATGATATGTGGCGTGAATGTGTAGCGGAAGAAAAAGCATGGGCTACTTATTTGTTTAAGGACGGTTCTATGATCGGACTAAATGAAACACTTCTACATCAGTATGTAGAATACATTGCTAATCGTCGTCTAAAAGCAATTGGTTACAATGCTATTTTTGATGCGCCGATCAATACAAATCCACTTCCGTGGACACAGCATTGGCTAAGTTCTAACACACTTCAAGTCGCTCCGCAAGAAACTGAAGTTGAGTCATATATTGTAGGTGGTATTAAACAAGACGTAAATAATGACATGTTAAAAGGATTTAAATTATAATGCTTATTGAAGCACCATTCAAAACAGGAGACACTGTGTCTCTAAAATTAACTAGTGGCGAAGAAGTTGTAGGTAGATTTGATACCTCTGCTGATGGTAAAATCACATTAATAAAACCATTAATGATGGTAGTACAACAAAACGGAATCGGCCTTGGTCCATTCATGTTTAGTGTAAGCCCAGAAACTAAGTTTCAGTTTAGAGAAACAGCAGTAAGTTGCATGGCTAAAACAGAAACAGAAATAGCAAAACAATACACACAATCAACAACTGGTATTGCATTACCATAAGAAAGGATAGGTTATGGATGTTGTAATATGGAGTAAAGCTAACTGCGGTTATTGCGAGTCTGCAAAGACAATGTTTAAGTCAAGGAATATTGCCTACACTGAAAATAAAATAGGCGATACCCACACTCGAGAACAACTGTTAGAAGCAGTTCCTGATGCAAAAACAGTGCCACAAATTTTTATTGATGGTAATTTAATTGGAGGTTATCATCAATTGGATAATTACTTTAACCAAAAGGAGAATGTAGAGTGAATTTACACGAACAAATTGTTCACGAATTTAATTCGTACTTAAAAGAAGCAGAATTATTTGACGAAAAAGATGTCAAAGCTGCTGCGGTACGTGCTCGTAAAGCTCTTGGTGAAATTGGCAAATTAGTCAAAGATCGCCGAAAAGAGATACAAGAACGTAAAAATGACCTATAATTGCACGTTATAGGCGATAAATAATATGTGTAAACTAAATAAAAACAGTTTTTTAAATGGAGGGAAAACCAAATGAAAACTATTATTGCAACCGTAGCATCTGCTGCGGCTATTACTGTTGCTGGCGTTGCTAGCGCACAAGATCTAGGCAACGGTGGCGGAATGAGCCCATACGTTGGTATCGAACACACAACTACACCAGCCACTGGTTGGTGGGATGGTGACAGCTCAACAGAAATCACTGTTGGTGCTACTGCTGATCTACCATGGAGTCTAGCACTAGACGGATCTGTTGATATTGTAAATGCAACTGATATTACTAACGCTGCGGGTGCAGCGGCAGCTGACACATCTGCTTGGGACCTAGGCGGCTTTGGCATCGGCGGTGCTGAGGTAACTGTGTCTTATGAAATGGCAAATGGACTAGAAATATACAGCACCACAGCTTTTAATACTGAATTTACCCGTACAAGCACATCTGTTGGCGCTACATGGTCATTCTAATATAATTAATAGTTGACTTTTCAAAACTGCTCCTTTATACTTTAAACAGTTGAAGGAGCAGTTTTTTTATGACTATGCATCTTGTACGTGGTATGAATTCCACGAATACAAAAAAACGTAAGACTCGTGGTCTTACACAACATGATCGTGCTGCGGCAGCCGCACATGACAAATGGTTGCGCAAAATGGGCACACACCCTGATCAACTCAAAGCTCGCAAGAAGAAGCCGATTAACACACTTCCATTCGAACGTGATCGCAGTCACGAACGTCAAGGCAACACAGCACCTAGCGCAGGTGTAGGCGCAGGCGGACACGCAGCACCAGCAGAGCCTAAAACGTACAATGGCGCTCGCAAGCTGCTAGGTATTGCTACACTACACAAGAGCAATATGGTTCCTGTGTTCAGTCAAGAGGACGCTGTTGAAATCTCCAAAATGCGTAGAGGTTGACAGCTCGGTCTAGTGGTGCTAATATAATAGTATAACAAAAGCAAAGAGGTTATACCTACAATGAATCAAGCGTTCAAAAAGCACATGGAAAACATATGGACTGTAAAAGAGATCAACGGTGTAAAAGTTGTTGATCGTATCGTGGGTTTCGGTTCTTTACCGGACATTAAACTTCAACTAGCGGACGGTTCGTTTGTCTCGGCAAAGAGCCTGTTCGAATCGAGCCAGTAAAATGATTTACCATCTTTCATGGCATACTAGTAAAGGTAAACAGCGTATTAAACAACACGGCACACAATGGCGTGTTATCGAAAAGCGTCCCGGCACGTTTGGCGGAGTACTGCTTGAATCAATCGAAACAGGCGACCGTCGTTGGTTAACTGAAGACTTTTTTGTAGAAAGGATTGAGGAATGATCGGTATAGCTATTGACATTATTTTTGGATTATTGCCGTGGGTCATCGGCGTATATTTGTTGTTTCCGGGATTGTTCAAAAGCATTACTGATAATATCTACAAACAGATTGCTGCTGTAAATAAGCGCAGATACGATGCTTTCGTTCTCAGCGAAATTAAGCGTCGCAAAGAACTGCTAGCAGAAATGAAACGTTTAGGGTATGATAGGGACGCCGCAACTGTTAAAGAAGTAGATCGTATGGATGAGCTTTTTGCAGAAGAGTTCCCAGTT